TCTGGTCTACCTGCATAAAAATAATCTCCATCCCAACCAAACGAAGTGACATGATAGTGAGTATTCTTGTATTTTCCATCGCTTGAATTTGGTGTAAAGGACATACTTGTACTACCATCGCTTCCTGTGCCTTCACCGACTAGCGTACGACCTTGCCCGAATCTTTCCCATGTACCACCTAAAAAAGTACCTGGATTGACATTGTTGTAAGTAATATAAACTGAACCAACAGGATACATCGCACTTTTGATTGAATTAACTAATTTATTCCAATCACGATATTGAATTTCATTACCATTCTCCACCAACACGTGAGTTGATGATGTGTTTTCAATCACTGAACTGAATTTGTATTTATTTGATACTAAATCGCCATTAACAGTTAATCGGTTAGCATTATTACCATCTTGACCGAAGAAAGTAAGCGATTTTCCATCTTTACCAAAGTTAATTAAAGTATAAGTTGGCGTTACGGTTACAATTTGCCATGAGTAATCGCTCATGAATTTATCTTTAACACCGAACGCAATTTCATACGTTGAAGTCGTTGAGGTAAATAAATTACCTGCTTTGTAATCTTGTTCCAAAGTGTAGTTATTAGCCCATGAATTAATCTTAGTCCATGAACTAGCGCCACTTGCTCGATACTGAATATAGAATGATGTTACATTCTTATTCGATAAACTTGTAAAACCAACTTTGAAATGTAATAACGCATACGTTCCACTTGATTCATCTACTGCATAGCCTGAGTTAGCACGCTTTGCACTTACATTTGTAAGACTAGGTGGATTGTATGCAACCACATTTACTGAACCACTCTTAGTAGCACTTCTACCACGTGAATCTGTAACTGTGATTGTATAACCTATACTTCCACTACTTTGAATTGCTTGAGTTGTAAATGTGCTACCAGTGTATGTTTGGTTGTTGAATTTAGTCGATACAGATGTAACAGTTGAACCTTGCGCACCACTGTAAGTTATTGCAAACTTCAGTCTAGACTGTGACTGAACTATTTGACCAATGCCTGCACATACTGAGTTTGCATCTGTTACTTTGATACTGTCAATCGAAGGAACAACACTGCTTCTGACTTTGATAGTCGCATTTACCGACTTAGAACCGACCGATGTTGAACCACTGAATGTCTCTAATGTAAAAGTAACAATTCCACTTGTCGAGTTAGGCAAATCCTTTTCCCATGCGGTAGGAATCGTATAAGAAAAAGTGGGTGTTAATGTCCCACTTATCGTTGTTAATTCACTTGTTTTACCATTCCATGTTGCATAGATTTTATGCGTAAAGTTGCTTGATGCACTTGTACCACTGATTTTGATTACACCACCACAATCAAGACTTGGTTTATCAATTGATGGAGTAGTTGCACGTGGTATTGTCGTTAACTTTAAACTTCCACTGCATGAGCCTGTTGTTGGTAAATATGTTCCTCTATCTGCATTGTTAAATGATGCACTGACTGATATGGATTTAGAACCATCTGCATTGTGTGATACAGTAGTTGTTCCACTTGCTACCCATACAGTAGCACCACTGTTGACTGTAGGTGTATGAACTGCATTGTGTACTACAGTGCCATTGATATTAACTACATACGTTTCTGACAACCCATAGTGATTATGGTATGCAGTATTTGAACGAATACCAACCCACCACTCTACATATGATGTGTTGTTTTCAACAGAATAAGATTTCTCTGAAACATCTAATAATAACGAATACTTATCTGTCTGCCCTGTGCTTATTCCTATGCTTCCACTAAATTGTGCCATTCAATCACCTACCTTATCTTTTTAAAGTCCAAAGAGCCATTAGCTCTTGGTACAAATCCAAAGTTACCGATTTTTAAAGACTGCGTAAATTGACCATCTGTGATGTACATTGTTTGATCGTTTATATAAGTAACTTTTGCACCATTCTTTTGAATCGACCACTCTTGATTTGTGATTTTTGTTTTAAAAGCACTGTCTGATTTGCCTAAAGTCAATCCATCGTTATCAAAACTCATGTAATTGTTTACGTTATCTGTAATTTGCTTTAATCCATCAACACGACCATTTACACTGTCGATTTGACCGCTCATCTCATTCTTAGCATCAGTTACCGATTGATTGATTGACCACGTAAAGTCCTTCTTCGTCTGTGTAAACTGACTTGATACAGTATTTTGATAATGCTCAAATGCAGAATTTGAGACATAAGTTTCAGAAACCTTTGAAGTGATTTCATTTGCATTCTGTTCAATTGCAGTTGTGTTAGAAGTAACTTTATTCGTTAAATCTGCCAAATCCTTTTGAGCTTTATCTGCATTAGCTTTAGCAGTATCTGCAGTTGATTGTGCGGCCTTAGCATTATTTATTGCAGTTTGAGCATTGTTTTGAGCAGTAGTTGCATCTTTCTGAGTTTGTGTAACATCTGTCTCTGCCTTTGATAACCTAGTCTTTGCATCACTTATTTCTTTTTCGCTTGCATCAACACGACCTGTAACTGATTCTAGGTTAGCTTTTGCATCTGCCAACTCTTTATTAGCGTTGTCTAAATTTGTTTGAGCACTGTCTGCTTTCTTTTTAGCTTCATCTGCCAAAGTTTGAGCACTTTGAGCATTGCCTAAAGCTTTATCCGCTTGAGCTTGAGCATCCGTTGCTTTTTTAGTCGCATCAGTAATATCTTTCTGAGCTTGAGTTGTATCAGACTGTAACTTTTCGATAGATGAAGCTTGAGTTGATATTGTATCTGCGGTTTGTTTAAACTGCGTATTCATACTTCCTTCAAGTGTCGTTAAATCACTTTTTGAAGCATATGTTTGTGATACAGTAGTCGATAACTCACCGACTTTCTTTTCAATTTCTGTGCTTACATCTGCATGAATCGTTTTTGATTCGTTAGTCAAATCAACTTTTGTAGCATATGTTTCTTTTACTGAATTGATTTCTTTAGCATTTGCATTTGCTTTATCAACCGCATCTTGAATTTGTTTCTTTGAATCAGTAATATCACCTTTAATTGCATCAATTTGTTGTTGAGCTTTACCTGTACTTGTATTCGCGTCTTGTGCTAGTTGCTTAGCCTCGCTTGATTGAGTGTTAGCGGTATTAGCCAATTCATTTGCACTAGTTGCAAGCTTTTCAGCATCTTCTGCTTTGCCAAGTGCTTCTTTTGATTGCACATTTGCTTGAGATACTTGTGTATGAATCTCACCGATTTTCGCATCAATTTCATTCCATGTGTTATCAAATATAGCTTTCGTGTACTTGATTTCACTTGGATTTGCATACGTACACTTCCAACGTTTCCAAAGAAACTTATCACTTTGATAAACTACATTACCAACAAACCACTCACCACCGATTAATTCGATTTTAGAAGTCGAATAATAGAACTGTTCCTCAGCACTAACAAATGACTGACCATCTTCCCCTTTAATTGCACTCCATCTGTATTTAGTTGGGTCTTCACTACCATACTGTTTTGAGTCAGAATACTGACCCATAAATTTACGATTTGAGTCTGTTAAACTGAAATCAACACGACCATCTGAACTATTGGCATAGGCAATATGTAAGTAAGCATTTGCACCACTCTGACCATCTTGTAGTCGCATTACAGTAACTTCTGCAGTTGCTTTAAGTATTTCACCACTCATTGCTTTAAATCGGTATACGGCCTTTTCAGTGAAGTCTGAAGCATTGACTGTGATTGTTTGACTCGTTGATAATTGCACATCATCTTTAAACCAAATGATTGAATACTGAGATGTAACTTCAACACCACTAGCCTTTACGATTGCGGTCAAATCTGTAGTGTCAAAATCTTCTTTAAATAAGATTCCATTACTAGATACGATTGAACCTTCATAAACTTTTTTCAATTCAATCATCTTGTTCATTTCACTGATCAAAGCCGAACTAATCTGGGATTGCTTTTCTTCAAAGTTGTCAAAGATTGTCTTGCACTTCTCTGAATCTGTAAAGCAAATCTCTTGTTCTGTGATTCGTGCTTCTAAATACAATGTAGGATTATACTCTGCATCTTCAATTGTGAACGTATCACCGATATCCGCATCAATATATGCATCCACATCATAAGTAACTTTAGGTACACAATTCTTTTTCAATTCTGCTAAAGCTTGGCCATATAAGGCTTCAACATTTTCAGTTTCATAAGACCACATTTGTACTGCGTACATATCATTTGAATGATTTGTGAGTAATGTTGAAGGGAATCTATCCCTTGCTTGAGGAGCTAGAATTGTATTTCCGTTTACTTTATATAAAACATTTCCATTTGTATCTTTTACAATTCGACCACTGATTGAGTTAAGTTGTAATCCATTTGTTCCTGTAGGTCTGATTGCCGTATACAATTCAGTAATATCACTTGTTTTCGTGATTCCATACACATCATTTGGATATCTTAATATCGTGCTGCGTTTATCATTTCCCATTCCTTGAACTGAATCTGAATGAGCACGATAAATATTCAATACAACATTCTTCAAAGAATAATCATCATTTAATTCTGTGACAAACTCTAATTCTGCATCAAATACATTTGCGATTGAATACAATCTAGCAAGTACTGTATCAGTACCTGTCCATTCATGAGTAATCTTCTTATTCGATACTTCATTCTTGCCAATCACGAAAGATTGCTCAAATCCGTATGCATTGATATATTCTACAAATGACATAGCTCTAGGAGCTTTATATTCGCCTACATATTCATTCGTTAATTCTAAGCAAAGACCATAGGCGGTAACAGTTGTTGTGTCACCACCTTTTTCAACGCTCATGATCGTTAAATGGTAGTCTTTACCTTTGCGTTTAAAACTCAATTTATTTCCTTCAACTAAAAAGACTGCATCATCATGCGCAGTCATTGTAGTAAATTCAAATGTATATGATGAGCCTTTCAAGTATGTATGCAAAATCTCATCAAAGTAATGCATTGCATTAGGCACAGTGTTATCTAGAAACGCTAGAACCTTATTGTAAGGATTTAATATTGCAATTCTTATTTGTTCCATTATAACCATGCCTCCCTAATTTTAGCTTTAACAATCGGTTGAGATTTCGTCCATTCAGAACACGTAACTTTAACTTCTGATGTTCCTACTGGTGCTTTAAAATACTGAGTACCTAACACCTCATCTTCTGGTCTAGCCATTCCATTTACATATACATGAGATGACTTACCATCAATCGTAATATTAGTACCATTTGGATACCTATTAGGAATATCTTTCCATTTTTCGACATTCATCTTTTCAAAGTCGATGACATCAAATCCAATCATAGACATGAACTTATTGCCACCTCTATCACCCCATTGTTTAACCGCAATTTGAATCTTTGCGCACTTCATATTTGCAATTTCTGGAATGTAATAATTGTAATATCCTCCCCAGTAGAAGAATCGGATGTTTCCGCCTTCTTTTAAAACATCGCAACTTCCCCATTTGTAATAAAAAGGATTCTGAGCTTGTAAATGTGATGTTGTAAATTCCCAATTTTTCAATACCTTACCATTTGCCAATATTTCATAATGGCCAGTGTTACCGATTGCATCTGTCTTGTACCAATTACATCCACAAATCAATTTATCATCTGCAGTCAAGAAGTTTATACACATCTCACCAGTCTGGCCCATTAATCCGGCATAAAAGCACAAATGAAACCAACAATAGAAGTTTTTAGCACCACTAGTATCTCCGCTTGAATCTGCAGGTAATACAAGTGTTCTTAATCCGCCATTTGCATTTCCTTTTTTTGTTCCAGCAGAGCCTAATCCAATAAATTTATTACCAAACCATGTATGTTCGATTAATGTTCCATTTGTTCCATAACTTGGATGCATTACATCAGTACCGCCAATATCATCGTTGCAATTGTAGAAGTCTTTAATTGAAGCAAGCCATTCAGATTTTTCATAACTTTCTCCATCTAATTCTTCCACCTTGCCATACTGCATGATTCCTTCTTCAGACACCAAACCAATATATCCTGTTTCAGATGTTGTCTGAACATCATAATCAATACTAACTGGTACAGTTCCTTCATTTACAATATTCAAAACACCATCAATAGCATTAAATTCTTTTTCTGTTGTTGAGTATTTGTGTGGGTCTGAGCAATAAATTTCGATTTCACCCATCACGTTATTGCTTCCACCATCAACCTGTGTATTTGAAGTCTTTGTTCCAATGAAATACTTATCGCTTTCATCGTTAAAAATGACTTTTACTTGCTCACCACTCAACAATTTATTCATCTTGTTGTAAGCTTCTCGATATTCTCTGCTTCCTCTAGCTCTAAATTGATATTTAACAGTAATCGTTCTTGCAGGCGTAGTTTTATATCTGTAATAAGAGCCATCCATTCCATCAATTTCTTGATCCGTAACTTCTGATTCCATTAACTCACGTCCTGTTACAGAAAGTGTTCGATAACCATCAATTTCATTTTCTAAATATACGCCATTATATGACATGGCTTCTGTCGGTAGGTTAGTACCGACAATGCCACTGTTTACTGTATCTACAAATGCATACATTATTTGTTACCTCGCAATCTTTCATTGAATTTAGAATGTTTATCAAACTCACTCTGATTTGCTCTATATGTTGCACGTGCGAATTCTCTATCATTGATATAAAGCGGTGTTTCAATAGTTAATTCAGCATTGTTTGTGTAATCGTATTCTGAGTTCAAGTCGCTCACAATACCTCCAAAAGCCATTTTTGGAGCATTCATCATTGGAAAGTATAATAAGTCCTCTGAAGCTCTTTTAACGTCAGAATACATTGATTCAAGTCCTAAAACCAATCCTTTACCAATCCACATACCATCTTTTTTAGTGACCTTTGATGGAGATCCAATCTTAGCTTTAGCCTGAATAGCTGCATCTGCCGCAGACGCTAAACTAGCGGCCGCAGCTCTAACAGAACCTTCACTAGCTCTTAAACCATTCGCCAATCCTTGACCAATCATACGACCACAGTATTCTGCTCGTGATTGACATGAATTAAATGCAGATATAATTGATTGACAAGAACTTTTTGCAACTGATACACCTGTTTTAAGGCCACTACCTAACCCTTTAGTAAAGTTAGTTCCCATAGCAGTTCCTGAAGTAGTAGCTTTTGCTTCTGCATTTGTCATAGCTACGATAATCGCGTTAATAGAAGCCACTGTTGTACTAGAAGCACTTGAGAAAGCTCCACTGACTGTTGAAGCCACTGCTACTAGCATGGCTAAACTTGTTGCAGTAGCCATTACTGAACTTGCTACAGGTGCAATAGCTCCTGCAAATGCGGTCATAGCTCCACTTGCAACTGTTAATGGTTCTGAAATTTCACTTAATGAGCTTAAAGCATCTGATAATGATGGAATTGTTGCCGATAATGATTCAATACCTGCTTGAGTTGATACGATCATTGTTAATGCGGTTGCTAATGCCATCATTTGAGCGCCAATATCGCCCATTCCACTTGATGCAGTTGCAATAGCTCCAATTCCTACTGCTACCGCTCCTAGACTAGCTCCCATATCAATTAAGTTAAGGCTCGTAATAATCTTGATTCCATTTGCTAGTTGTTTGAAACCTTTACCTGCATTTAATGCAGACTGTCCAATAGATTTAATCACTCCAGATACTGAGTTTAAGATTCCACTTACTGTTTCACCAAATGATTTGATCACATCTGAAATTCCTTCAAAAACATCTTTAATAACTGGGCCACACGCCGATACAACATCTGCAACTCCCTGAAGAACCATTTGTAAGCCTTCACCTTGAGAGCCAACCAATGCCATAGCAGCACCAGTTGCAAGAATAGCTGCTGCTAACGCAAGCCATGTAGTAGGTGGTACCATTGCAATTGCAGTTCCTAAACCTGTAAATGCAGTTGCTAAACCTTGTCCAATGCCTTGTGCTACTGTACTAATTGCAGTACCAAACGATTCAATGACAGTACCGACTCCTTCTAATGCAGACTTAATGCCTTGTCCGATACCTTGAAAAGCAGTACTAATAGCTTCTCCTAGACCTGTGATGATTCCTTTTGCTCCTTCACATACCGAAGTAATAACATTTGAAATCCCTTCAAATGCAGAATTAATAATCTGCGCTGCTTTAGATGTTTTTTGTGCAGTTTGTATACTTGCATTTCCAATATCAGGTACACCACTTGAAGATGGGCTAGATGTTGGAGCACCTTCTGTACCTCCAATGCCTTTGATTTTATCCATGATTGATTTTAGCTTTGAATAGCCACTCTTTGCAGAGCCAACAACTCCCTTGATTGTGCTAGTTAATTTGCTACCAACTTTAATTCCAACAAATGCTCCTGCCAATAATTTGACTGCGCCTGCAAACTTCTTAACATCTTCCGTTTTCAGATTAGCTACAAAATCTGCAATTTTTCCTGTTACTTCTGATACTTTTGCAATGATATTTCCAATATCCTGTCCTAACTGTTCAAAGACTTTACTGTCCTGTAACTTATCCATTACATTTCCGATAGCATCCTTGATTTTATCGAACATCGTGATTGCGTTTTGTACTGCATCTGTTTTCATAAAGCCATCATAGAATTGTTGGATCATAGCTTTTGCATTGTTCGCTCTGTCTGCTAGCCAATCCATAGCTTTTGATACATTCTCCATGACTTCTGGTTTAAAATCCCATGTCAAACCATCATCTTTAGTTTCCATGATTGAATTTCTAAAATCATAGATTTTTGATTTAATCTTTTCTAGATTATCAACTAATCCACCCATAGCTTTCGATTTCAACATGTTATTCATTGCAGACATGAATCCTTGTTCAAGGTTCTGTACCGCACTCTTGATGTTAGTCATGGATGTTTTAACACCTTTGGAAGCTTCTAATGCAGTTTCTGCAAATCCACCAGTTTCTGTATCACATTCAATCATTGCATCGTTTAACTGGTCAAATGAAATAGTTCCGTTCTGCAATGCTTCATACAATTCATTTGCATTACCACTTGTAATACCTAGTTTCTTTGCAACTTTAGTTAATGCTGGTGCCATTGTTTCTTGTAAGGTTCTCCATGATTGCATATCAACTGTACCTTTAGCGAGCATCTGTGAATACTGTTGTAACCCACGTGATGCATCTTCTGAGCTTGAACCACTCGCTAAAAACGCATGATTTAATGCGATTGTAGTATCCGTTGCCTTATCAATATTGCCTGTTACGGCCGACAACGATTTTGATGTTGTAACTACATCTGCTAATGATGTAGGCAAGCCTTGAACTGACTGATTTAACTTTGCAACACTCTTTTGAGATTGCTCAACTGAGAACCCCAAAGACTTCATAACTTTTGGATAGGATTGCATGGTATCGAATCTGTTAATTGCCCCATCTAACGAGGAACTTAAAACGTTCATAGAAGCGCCTATTACTTTGGTGATTCCAACGCCAGCCACAATAGATTTAACTCTATCGCCAAATGATTCACACGCTCCTAAAGCTTTTTTCATTGTTGAGGTCATGTTTTTATCGGTTGCCGACAATATAGCCTCAACGCTAAAACTTTCTGCCATTGTTATCCCTCCTTCTTTTGTTCTTTTATGAACTGCGCTAAACCATCAAACTTGCTTTTTTTCTTAATGCCCATAACTCTGTCTAATGATTTTTGGTAGTTGTAAAATTTGTTGAAAGTTGTATACACTGGTTTCACCTTTTTGCCTGCTCTTTTTTTAGCTTGTGCAGACATATTCAGATACGCTTGTAAATGAATCTTGTATTCTTCATCCACCATTTCAAGTTCTTTAGACTTCATCAAAAGACGATATTCGTAAGGAGTAATATTATCTACCTGATCCAAGTTTTTGAATCCTAGATACCTAAAACAAGTCATAGCGACACGTTCATAAAATTCATTGAATGTTTCTTCTACTTCTTCTCTGCTTCCTGCGTGATCATCAGTGGCTTCACTTCTTTCTTGCACGCATTCGCTTGAGATAAAAAATTGATTACATCCTCAAAAACTTTGTCGATATCATCAACGTCTTCTAGATAATTTTCGACATCCGCTTTCTTTAATCTTGGTGTTTGTCCTACATTCATGTTAAAAATGCAATCTGCTAATGCATCAATATCACCGTCAATGATACTTGCAACCATAAATTTCAAGCCTACTTCTTTTTTCTTGCCTGTATTAGGTACATCTACAGTTACTTTTTTGTTTACCTCGTGCAAGAACCCAAATCCTGCTACTAGTTTATAAATTTCTCCATTTACTTCAATTTCCATGTATTTACTCATTCAAAGTCCTCACTTTCTAAATACAAATATAAAAGGGGCTTTTCTGCCCCTATGTTCTATACGCTTTCTGTTTCTTTAGTTACATCTTTGTAAACGTAAGATGCGATCTCCTGTTGTTCTTTAGTTACTGATGCATATCCATCTGCACCATTTCCATTTGCTCCAAACGTTAAATCAACTTCCACAGAGCCTTCTGCTTCAGATGAAATCGAGCATTCTGTTAAATATCCTTGGTAGTATTTGGCTTTAAACTTACCAGCATTTGTTTCGGTACCTTCTTCTGCTAGGTTTACTTCCCAACATTCGACTAGTTCATCTGACAACATAGCCTTTTCTAATTTATCAATGATTGCATCACCTTTTGGCATAATAGATGTCGATGTGATTTCAATTTCTGCCACTGATGGTGTACGAATAGTTCCATCTTTTGTAGCAGTTGTATCTGCATCTTTTGTAACGTTTCGTTCGTTTTCTGTTGGGAAAGCAATTGCACTAGCATTTTCTTTCTTTGAATCTTTTGCAACTCTGAAAAGATAAATAAGCTGCTTACCATTTACCGCTTCAATTACTTTATCTGCGAACATTTGTAAATCAAATTTCATTATTTTCTTCCTCCTGTAATCTTGAAATCCAACTCAAGAACACCATGCATCAATGGTGCTCCTATACTAGAATCCGATAATATCCGTTGGTTGATATTTTGGATCATAAAAGCAAAGTTGTTTGTGTGATTGATTTGTCTAGCCACTTTCTTAATGATTTGCATGATTTCAGACAATTCTCCACGCTTCCTAGGATTGTTGTGCCAAACATCCACAACTTGCGTGATATTGCCTAGAATCATTGTTTTATTTCCGTAATCGTCCACTAGTTGACTTGAACCAATGTATACATATGGATATGGTGTCCCTTCACTTGGAAGAAACGTGTCATATACATTAACGCCTTTACTTTTTAACGCTTTTTCTAATTGCACTTTTAGTGCAATGAATAACTCTTGTTGTGAATCCATTGCATCACCTACTTAACTAGTTTTTTCATGTCTGACTTGAATATTGGTACTTGTTGTTTAAACGCAGGCCTAACAAAAGGTTGTGCATCCATAAAACGTGTTCCAAATTCAACATAAGGTGCATAATGTGTAGATGGTCCTTCTGCATATGTGAATCCGCCATCACGTGTTTCACCTCTGATACTTCTTTTCGTAGTGCCTGTTGAATACCCTTTTGTAAATACTGCATTTTTAACAGTTTTATTTTGCATATCCATTCCATTCTTCAAAACAACTGTTTTCACATCTTCCAAAGAACAATTCTTTTTGAGCTTCTTCTGCAGTTTATCTAATCCTCTTATTTCAACTTTTGCCATATCTACTGCACCTCAGACAGAATAAAAGACTCCTTTGTCCGGAGTCTTCGTGAGTAATCTACTTTGTATTTCTTTGTACCGATTCTAATATGATCAAATGGCTTTTGATAGATGTTCTGTATATGACAAGTAAGGCTACCTTGTCTGATTTGCCCGTATACCTGCATCATAGTTTCAGTTCTTGTATCCATTACGGAAGCCATTACCATTTCTTCTACAGGCGAATCATCTTCATAGTTGCCTGTATTCTCGTTATAAGAGCCTTGCACAAATCTTTGAAAGTAAATAGGTTTATCGTACCTCATAAGAATCGTACCTTCCCTTTATTTTGATTGGCTTGCTCATCTCTCCAAGATTGAATCTCAGAAGAGAAAGAAGAGAAGTCATCATCATTAAATGACATTGACTCCCCTTCAACTGAATGCGTTTGAACACCTTCAGAACCAATCCTATTAAAGCGTTTGATGGACACTTCTGTAATGATATATTCGAGCTCATCCGGTATGATTTTGACGCTTAGAAGCGCTTTAAGTCGACCCTCCGTAAGTCTTACAATGGTATCTAGCTTTTCATCATCACTTTGCAAGCCAAGTAGCAGTTTTACATCATTTAATACGGTTGTTGTCGACATCTTCAATCACCTATGCCTTTAAATCAACAACTACATCGCCTTTTGATACTGCTTTGTAGTTTTTGTCACATTCAACTACTGTACAATGATTAGTTTCTGCTGCTTTAATATCTGCTCCTTCTTCGAAGTTCTTCCAAGATTTTACATCTGCACCATATGCCACTGTTTCTTCAGAATCACCTACCTTATATTTGAATTTGTTATTCATAGATTGTAACTGTTCTGCAACCGCTACTTTTGTAGTTCCTGTTTCTTCACCTTGAGAAGCAGTCAATGTTAAATTACGCAATGTTTGAGTATCGGCATCACCTACTGCAAAGTGTGCAATTGCATCTTGGTATTCACACATTAAACGTAATCCCATGATAGCGAACATATCAGAAATAGCACGATCATAGTTTCCTTCTACATGGAATCCTAAGAAACCAGTAGTACTGTCAGTAGTATATGAAAGTCCTGCTTTAACAAATTCAGAATCGCTTGGATCTACATAATATGCAATGATGTTGTTCATTGGAGTGGCCACTACTGTTTTTTCTGCAACTCGGTCTGTTAAGAATACAATATCTGCTCCTAAGAAGTTTTTAATGTATGTTAAGCCGAATGCAGTCTGCATAGATACCTTAGCTTCTCCTAAATAGCGATACGCATCCAAAGTATTTACGAATACAACAATACCAGTGGTATTACGTTTCATTTGTTGGAATTTGTGTTTAACATTACCAATTGCCATTGCGATAGCCATTTGCCAAGTGGCTTCATGTCCTACTAAGCTACCTGAATTCAACTGTTTATATAAGCGATCAGTGATGTTATCTTGCAAATCAATACGGAACTGTTCGTCAGTATCAGATACTGCAGCTTCATATCCTTTCTCTGCAATTGCTTCAATAGAAACGGCTTTGCGGAATTTCTCGATTCGAATTGTATCGAACACTTCTTCTTCAACTTTGTATTCGCTTAATGGAATTGATTCACCTTCTGCTACTTTTCCATCCTGTAATGTTCCTGTTACTTTCTTTGTTTTCAAAACAGAACCGTTTGCTTTACGAATTGGACGAATAATTCCTAATACGTCCAATAAAGCTTGGATGTTCTTTCCAAAACTAGTAACGAAATCAATTTCGTGTGCTCTAACCTGGATGTTATCTGCTCCTGTTAATCCTGTAGGCGCTGCAAACATTTGCAAGTTCATACCTTTATAAATTTTTTTCATATGTTATATCTCCTTTTTCTATTTACTGGAATAAATCCATATTTTCCGCAATCATGCGTTGTCTTTCCATTGGATCAGTGATATTCAAGATTGATTCACGAGTTACCCCTTTGTTTGAACCACCACGTTTGGGACCGTTGCCTTTCAGTTTTTCTTTAACTGCTTTTTCTACTTCTTGTTCAAACATCTTAACAAATGAATCAACCGCTTTTTTGGTTTTATCTGCATCTTTATTAACTAGAACAGATAAAAGTTCATCTCCAACGTTAATATCATGCTCTGCGCACATTTTACGTGCTTCATTTGTCATTTCTGCGATTGCGTTTTTTGCTTTCAATTCATCTAGCTCTTTTTGCACCTTATCACGTTCTGCTTCTGCTCGTTCTTGTGCATTCATTTCTGCTAAGCGCTTAGCTTCTTCTTTTTCTTTTTCTTGATCTGCTTTCCAACGTGCAAATCTTTTGTCAAGAATCGCATTCAAATCTTCATCTGAATACTTCTTTTCAGATGTTTTGTTTTCTTCTTGGTTGTCTTGTCCTTCAGTTGATTGAGTATTTGTTGTTTCTGTACCCTCAGTTTCACCTGAAGTTTCATCTGCAAAAAGTTGTAAGCAAAAAGGTAGTCTGTCATTGAATTTTTTCATATTTATATTTCCTCCTATTTTTCTGACTTTGCTTGTCATTTCCCATATCTTTTTAAGGCATAAATGCTTGGCCTATAACCCATACAGTTTAACGACGTGAATGCTTGGTCTTGTTTGGTAGTGTGGATATGTAGGCTTTATAAGTCTTGGCTTTTCCACAAAAAATGCACCGTTGATTACGTACTTCAACGATGCACTCTAGCCACTTGTCAAAATAAACCTTTTCGAAACGCTCCAAATATTTGTGATTACACATCTCTCAGTTCCACACATTCAGGATATGCTTCTTCTGTGCCTTTGCATCCTATTCTGAAGAAATTTATTGCGAGTTCTCCAGCAAGGTCCAAACCTGAGATATACAACGTCTTGCTATCTTTATCAGGTTCGTAATATCTGCAAAGTGCATCGGATGTTTCGTCGATTGAATTGGCCAATGTCAAAAATAGTACTGAGATAGCGCTGCAGACGATATCCTTTCCTATCGGAGCGTAACGAGCATGGCCATGTACTTCAATCAGGCAATCACTTTCTGTCTGTTTAATCTTAATTTTTATCACATAGTATCACTCCCTTGCATAATAAAAGGCCACTCATTTGAGTGACCTGTGTTTTAAAGTTAAAATCTTTAGCACCAAGCAACAGTGCCTGCCTTTTCTCCTGCTGAAATGCCCCATAGAGCATGGCCTGCATAATACTGCTTAACATCAACGGATGACTGTTCTAACACTTCGCGATTCCCGTTATCGTATATAGCAACTTTACCTTTAGCCTTTGGATCTATGTCAGGCGAAAATGAATATACATATCTGCCGTTGTTATATTCTAATAGCTCAAATGTAATCATTTTACCACCTCTCTCTATAGAGATTATACATCATGATCCTTCAGATACTCAAGCAATTCTCTTTGATAATTATATACTTTTTGAACTCTTTCATGACTATCTTCATATATAACATCGAGGCTATCTTGCATTTCTTTCTCTTCATCTAATTCATGATTTAACATTGTTATATCGTGTTTTTGAATATCCTTTCCCTGTCTAAGTCTAAGCCAAGAATGTGCCATATAATAATCAGGATCAAATTTCTTTATTTCACCACTTCTAAATTTATGTTTACGAATAAACACATGTTCATATATATTACTTACTTCTTCCTCTGTAAAGCCTGAATTTTTAGCTACTTGTTTTATTTCAAAAGATTTTTTTCTATTTGTAATTTGAGCATACAGAGCTTCTGCAATCTCATCTCGCTTTTTATAGTTTGGATCATTTTCATTATTCCAAGCGCCATTTAATGCACCAGAGTTATTTGTTTTGGCCTCTAGTTCTTTCCACTCGTCAAACCTTAGATCATGCTCTCCATTTGCTAATCCATCTAGCCATTTCTCGTATACTCCTCTATCTGAATAAGGTGCTGTTGCACAATGACAATTTGGATGCATGGGTGGAGCGTTATCGCCTATTTCCATGTCTTTAAGCTTGAATGTTTTGCCATCCATTTCTTTACACAAAGGACACACATCTTTTAAGCTACACGCTATGTATTCATACTCATCTATTCCGTTTGCTTCGTAAGATTCAATCTGTGCTTGCGTTTGAACTCGTGCAATTTCTGTTCGCAACAATCTTTCTGCATTGCATCTTGATACATCGAACTTTTTACGAATGAGCGGAATAAATTCTCTAGGATTCTTACCTTGAATCAATGCATTGGATAGAACACTGGATAAACTGTTTTTTAGCTGGTCTTGATTGACCCAAATTCGTTCTGAAAAGGTTGCATTCTTAAAAGATGAATCTGCTACTGCTTTGGCCGTCTTCGCATTGTCAATCACTGTATCACCTAAGATAGAAGCATTACGTTTGATCTCTTCTAAATACGCACCTTCTAGCTTATCACCAGTATACGATTTCAATTCATCATGCCCTGCCACAAGTTCTAATCCGATGTTTGCTTTTAAAAGCTCCAATCGGTTGACTTTCATTGCAAGATTATAAAGTCTCATCTGTTCATTGGCTTCATCTGAAAAGTTCTTTTCCTTTACATACTTCTTAGCTTTTCTTTTATATGCCTCGATATCTATGTTTGAAACTCTTTTTTTAGCTTCTGCCATTGTGATGTTTTCTTTATTTGCATAGCGAGTAAAAAAGGATTCGATTTCCTTTTCAACCGAATCCATCATATTTGCATATATTTCTTGTATCCCATCCGCATACTGCTTTTCATCTTTTAAGCGTTTCTTTTTCCATTCAAGCTCACGATCTCGCCAATATGTTTTACTGCTCATCGTTTTGTGAATCCTCATTATTTTGGAAGATTCGGTTTTCAGTTTCTACCATATCATTCTCATCTTCCTTTTTGATACGTTCCATTTCGGCATTCGTATCTTCAACTGCCGAGATAAACGACAACTGGGTTTTGTGAGACACGATTCCTGATAATTGTGCAGCGGTCTGTGCTTCTTCTAATAAGTTTGCAGGATAATTTTGTGTAAACTTGTATTCAACCTCAAGCCAGTCATTCTCAGAACGATGCGTGATCGCATTACTAAATAAGACACGATATCTACGATTCATTCCAGACGTGAACTTACGCTCTTTTGCTTTTGCCAGGTTCGACATAGAAAGAAGCTTATATCTCAGCGCAATACCTGATGACGTTCCAAAGTTCTCATCATTAATATTGGCCACCATTGAGTTTTGGAAGATTAAACGCTCTAATCTGTTGATTAGATTTTCCTGTGTTGCATCTGCATTTGGTTTTGACATGAAATCAACTACAATTCCGTCACCACTTCCATCCATTGATTCAAAGTTAATTGTTCGATTGTCACGAATGTGTACCAAATCTGACTCTTCTAATTTTGGACCTAGGATTTTTAAATAGGCATCTGCGAAATAATCAACATCATTTGCTTTTTCTGACATTGCCTTGTTATAGGCATTAATCAAACTGTATGTTGATTCAAAAATAGACATACGCTCTTCGTTTTCAATGAACTCCGTGGCCGGAATATCGTTGAACCCATGCTCTACTCCATTAAATACATGAAGGCCGCCTTTATCGTTGAACTCATACTTATATGTTTTATCAAAGATATATCCACGCATTACCTCATCAACAATATGATATGTTACAAAATATCTAGGTTTCTGAACTGTTGATTCATCATAAACCATGAAGCCTTCTCTTGGATCTAAATAGGTAATCCCTAAATTTCCATAATCATCATTGAAATACAATTCATATCCTTTTCCAAAAACACTACAAATCTTAGATAATTCTGCATTATTATCATCTTGATCGTTGTATTTATCTAGCATGTTAATGTAATCGTCAATTTCTTTTTTCTTAGAAGATACTTTGATTGGAACACCAATAAAAAAACCGTTGAATGTATCAACAATGTATTTCGCAAAGTTGACCACAACACGGTTATCGGGTTTATATGTTTCTTTGTCGGCTTGATGCAGGATTGGATAATCTCCAATATAGGCATCATATAACTTTTTATATCTGTCTGTGATTAATGATTTATGCTTTGTTATCAATCCATTCAACACTTCAATATTAAGAATATCTTTGTCGTCAGATAATTTAAATATCGTATCCGGTTTTATAATGTATGCGTTCATTAAATACCTCCTTTAAATGTCCTTACTTTAACTCGACCAAATGCATATTTTTCAACTGCATAACGCATCGAGTCCATTAAGTGGTTGAAATCATCAATTGGGCGGTTAATTTTGTTGCTCAATCTATCTTCATCCCATGTGTAGTTTCCTATTTCAGTTATGAAATTAACACATCTAGGATGAATGATAATTTCAAAATCTTGAATATACTGAATTCCATGTGTGATGGAATCCTTTCCCTTTTGTGACTTTTCAACACGAAGTCCATACCCTCTAAGCTCATCAATCGACTTAGGTTCTGCACAATCTGCCGTAAAAGACTTCTTTTGATAATGTGAGCTTTCAATCTCCTCATAAAGTCTTTTATTAGAAAGACCTTTTTTATAAATTTCATCCCAAACATAGAGCTTTTTATGTTCTGTATCAATGAAACCTATAAAAACTGCAGCAGGATCATTTGTATAACCGAAGTCAATACCATTTACAGAATCACAGTCAATAACTTGATCTAGCGTAAATTCTTCTTCTTTCCAATTCTCATAAACCAATCCATCAACAATACCCCAATTCCCTAATCCGGCCACTTGATATCGTCTAGGATTGTTCTTCTTCATGTTTTCAAACAATCTTAAATCGGCTTCATCTAGCCATTCGTTACAAGTGTAGTTTGTTGTGATAGCTAAAACATCAGGATCATTCTCTGCATCAAAGAATCTTTTTTTAAGCCAATGATGCTCATTCCCATTTGTGTTCATGTAAGGTCGTTAATCTTACACCGCTTTCGCAGCTCATTGTTACCAATGAGATCAGACTATATCACCATCTTGAATTTTTAAGATGCCCCCCATTTCCGCTCACTTGAGCGTACTCCATTAAAAAAACCGCATTAACTGCGGTTAGGATAGTCGTTAAACTTTTTTTATTTTCATTCCGTTAATAACACATTCGTTTGATTTAGATAATTTATTTATTAATTTAGTTGATAAATTATATCTCTTTTGTAATTGATATCCGCTTATAAATACTTCACCTGTTGTCTCGTTTATATACTTTCCAGTTAGCTCGATTTCTATAAGCTCTCCAGATTCAACCATTTTATAAACCTTATGCCTTGTAACACCTAAACAATCAGCAGCTTCTCTCATTGATGAAAAACATTGTTTTCCATCTGGTGTAGAAACAGGCTTTCTTATTGAATTGTTTAGATCTTCTTTTTGTTCACCAGTCCATACATTTGCTATGGTCTTTTTGTGCTTTTCTGTATAAGCGATTTCTTTATCTATTGCATCTTTTTTTGTGCTTGCAGTATCAACGATTGCTATTTCAACATCTTTGAACAATTCGAGATTGTTTGCAATCATGTATTTATGTATTGGCTGTTGACGTGTTTTATCTCTAAAGCCTCTTCTATGCTCATTGATACGAGCACCGATTGTCCGTGTGCTTCCTACATAAATAATCTTTTGTGTTTTAATTTCTCGAAATAGATATATGTAATAAAATGGTGTTTGTTTCATATCTATATTTTACCATTATATTCCATTCCAAGCAACAAACGAAAATAAAACTTAGCTTTTGATTGCCCTCTCTTTCGAGTAGGGTTTTCCAAAAATTAAAGGGGTTTTCATATAAAATCACTTTTATATGCCGCAAAATCTACGGGTTGAATGTAATCATCCACTGTTTCCAAAGATAAGGTGGTAACTCACCACGAATCGACTCATCCAATGTATCAAAGTCTTTTTCGCTCGTTATTTCATAAGCCTCTTCAAGCCATGCCCAACACAAATACCCATATTCAACTGTGATAGATGTTACTTTTAATGGATCATCAAGACCTCTAAAAAGAATCTTTTGACCAGTCGGAAGATAAGTTGCTTCTAAAGGAGAATATTTAAATTCCCATAAGTGTTCAACCTCTAATCTTCTTGTTGCCCATTTCAAATCCGTGAAGCACGAATCTTTAAGCGTTCGATAAGTCTTACGAACTACCAATGTATTCGACTTATCATACTTCATCATGTTGTAGATAATTCGCAATGCAGTTGTTTTTGACTTCTTGGAAGCACGAGAACCTTTGCATGCTGCATAACGTCCTCTGAAGTTCCAATAGGATTTATATCCTTTTCCAACTATTTTAGGTAAATTGATAGATTTAGTCTTCAAGCTCATCCTCTCCTTCAAACTTAGGTACTACGATTTCTGATTGAACTTTATCCGTAAACAATGAATATCTTTTTCCAAGTAATTCCGCAGCTTTATTTGCATCAGAAAGCTTTGCAGGAATCTCAACAATTTGAGGAACTTCTTCTTTGACTGTTTTCTTTCTCGGCTTTCCATCTCCTGTATCGACATACTCTGAGCGTTCTTTTGTCACTGTAACAACAACAGATTCTTTCATTTCTCGTCGCATTACTTTTGTGAGGTATTCCATGACTTCTTGAACATCTGCTATCTTTCCCGAACTGACTTTTTCAAGTTGTTCATCAATATAAGCTTTGATGTCAACCTTTGTCAACAGTCTAGATGCAAGTGTTCTTGCCGAATGGTCATTCTTAATGTTAGGATATGCAACTTTATATGCCCTTGTTGCATTCAGATCAATCAAATACTCGTCTACAAATATTTTCTGCTTTTCAGTCAACTTAGCCATAGAATTCCTCCTTTCATTATTTTGAAATTAAATATCTGTCTTAATGCCCTTTCCATCCTTTTCTTGGTGAGCCAGCTCCTCTAACCCACAATTGATCTACTTCTTTTGCTATTTGTCTTTTTCGACGACGTTGTTCTGAATCTTTATTAGCTAAATCTCGGCTTGTAAGCTTTTGTACTTTATAACCCATAGATTTTGCCCTTGAAGCTATATCGGATAAGGTCCTAGGAATTTCCCTACTTCCACTATCAGCAAATGATGCCCCAGAAAAAGAAAATACTTTCTTTCCTTTTTGCCTATACTCAAATACAGTTCCATCTCCTGTGGTAACAGTTAAACCAACTGTCCCCCCCCCGATTTACATATTGTCCTCTTCCACCCATAAGTAAATTTCCTCCTTATTCATGTATAAAAAAAGCACCTTGAATTAACAAGATGCTTAGATAGCGTTTAAAATTTAAACTGATATTTTTTTACAAATCGAAAAGGCGCTCCGATTCGAACGGAGGTTTCCTCAGTGCATATCGTTTTGTGATATGCATACATCAAAGTGTAATCACCCCTATACGACTACCTTTTCTTATTTTTATTTAACCATAACCGTTTTACACGGTCAACCATTTTCCTTTCCTCTGCAGTCAAGTTTGTAGCACCTTTTTTCCCGTCATGTTCAGAATGATAATAGCCATGGTGAGTATGTGGCTTCATATTTTGATGATCATGTGTTAAATCAATCTGTTTTGTACGTTTATTCGAATTGTCATAATAAGAAATTGATGAAATTTCATCTTTATCATTTACAGTGGCATATACTCGCCCTCTGGTCATCGTTTCCATCGGAGCTTTTGCATTACTAGCATTGACTTGCTTCACAAATTTAATATTTCCACTCTGATAAACTGTATTGTATTCGCTCCCATAAGGCTTTCCACTGTCACTGACACCACTGCTCGCTCCTCTGCCGCCCATGTTTTCTTGCCCTCTCTATAACTTTATTTTTATAATAAATAACTTTTGTGCCTTTGAAATCATGTTCAATAGATTGGCCATAAATTAGAATTGCAGTGGGTTTAAGTTTATCAATCATGTAATCTACACCATCTTTCCAAATGGATCTAGCAAATTCATCCTTGATACATCCAATAGTTGAGATTGCTACAACTCCTCCTGGTTCTATACCATCAAAACAGAATGTGTATGTTTCTCTTTCTGCCCAGGAAACTGTTGGAATTACACATATCCCTAAATTTTGAAGATATTGCCCAATTAATCTACTTCTATAGATATTCCATACTTTCATAGCTCTAGGCATATCCATGTAAAGAGAAAAATCTGGTGTAAGAACACAGTCATACTGTTTTAAGACATTCACATATCGTTCGGGAGTGTTCCAAATGCGTTCAAACTGATAATCATCAATAAACATATGAATTCCAGATTGATAATTCTTTGAAGAGATTGCTTCATTGAATCCAATTAACTCTTTAGGAATATGAAGTGTCTTTTTAATTACTGGCATTTCAAATGGACCGTCTGTTTCATATGGATCATATAAATCTAGATTGTATTTTTTGATTGTTAGTTCTCTTCCTGGCATGGAGCACCTCCTTTCTTGCATAAAAAAAGGGAATATCTTTTTTGATACACCCTAAGTCGCATATTTTGTAACAGCTAATCTTTTACTTATCCATTATATCAGAGATTAAAGGGTACTTTAGTACGCTTTTTGTTTTATATTTGTTTAATTTGTTGTTTAACTAATGATTTCATGTGCCGATTCACGTTGGATATATGATATTGCATCTTCAACGATTCATAAGATTTGTTATCAAAATAATCAAGAATAAATTGTACTTCATCACTTTGTTTAAGCAATTCAAGATAAGACATTGCTTTGCATAGACTGTATCGTGTAACTTGTAACTCTTGAATCAATTCATCTTCGTAATCGAACACTAAACCATTTGAATTTGAATGATACTTAGAGCCTGGTGCTTTGTATCGTGCATCTTCATCGACTAGCTTACCTTCCCAATCTTTAACTTTGATCGTAATTCGTTGCCAATTTAACGGACTTTTATATCCTTTGTCGTAATTCAACAAATCAGATACTTTGTTTAATTTATTTTCAATCTCAGTGATACGTGCAATGTACCAGTCAATATTGCGTATCTGTCTGATTACATACGATGCATCTTCATTTGAAATCATTAATCTAAATATCCTTTCGCTCTGTATGCACATTCAAGTTCATAAACACTGTCCATCGTGTTTTACCTCTCTTATCGCCAAATAAAGGCTTATAATCAATAACTTTTAAAATTTCGCCAAATTTAATTTGCTCATCATTCCATTTAAAAATAAGAACTCCACAATCTTCTAATACTCGCATGCATTCTTGAAACCCTTGCTTAAGATCTTTTTTCCAAGTATTGATATTTAACACACCGTATTTTTTGGCCAACCAAGAATTTTCTCCTGCATGAATCAAATGTGGTGGATCAAATACAACTAATTTGAATGTGTTATCGTCAAATGGAATATTTCTAAAATCGCCTATTACATCAGGATTTACAGATAATGTCCTTCCATCACATAACGTATCTTCTAATGTTCGATTATCCATAAAAACTGTGTTCTTATTACTTTTGTCAAACCAAAACATTCTAGAACCACAGCATGCATCAAGAATATATTTATCGTTATGCAGCTCCTTTTTATTCTTCATCCTCTGTATCCTCACATTCTTGTTCTAAGCTATCTAAATCAATGTGTTGGCCACACTTCGGACAATACTCATATTCGTCATAATCGATTTCATATCTTGTGCCACACCGAGGACAAATCCATGTATCATACACAAGTTCTCCTTTGTAATATCCATCACCTTCAATATCATTTACTGTTGCATTCATTTTCGACATCCTTTAAATACTCAAACTCTTTTAGTAGCTCATCCTTTGTTTGTTCAAACTTTGACTCGATTTGCTTTTGTACATCAATCTTAGTTTGTTTAAACCATTTCTTTTTAAATTCAGTAACTGTTTCACGATAAGTATCCTCACTACTATCACACGATTGCCACCACTCTAAATCATGCAGCACATCAACTAAATCTTTCATCATTTCATTTAATTGAGAATCATACATTCTATCAACATATTCTTCTTCAATTCGACAATACATATAGTTATAACTTCCGCCACTCATTAGTTAATCTCCTTTTCAATCTACAATCTTCCTGCCGCAATTTGGACAATATCTCGGTGCGTATTCTTTCATACATCTATCTTCTGGATAATCTTCATCAATTTCGATTTCG